CGGAAACAAGCTGAATCGTCCGATTGATGACTTCAATCATCTGATGGACGCAATGCGATACGCATTGGAAAAATATATCAAGAAAGGTAACGGCTGGTTATTCTAGCCGGGAGGTATACAAAATGTTAATTTTAGGTACAGAATATGGTCTGATCAGAGATGATGAGACACTGGAAGAGACATTGCATGACGGTGAGTGTGCAATCTACACGAAGCTGATAAAGATTAGAGCAATGGAGAAAATGCTGGAACCGTCAGCATCAGAAGAAGATAAGAGAACCAGATACAATGAAGTGTTAAGGCATGAAGTGATTCATGCTTTTTTTAATGAATGTGGACTTGCGGAATACTGTAATGATGAACAGCTGGTACAGTGGATTGCGGTACAGTTCCCGAAAATCCTGAAAGTATTCCAGGGACTTAACTGTATAGATTAACAGGAAAGAGGTGATAAGGTGCTTACAGTTGATGAAATCAAGATGTTCATTGATGAAGATGCTGCATCAGTGAAAAAGCATTTTGCAAGAATAGGTGAACGTTACTATGATGGCGATCATGATATTAAAAATTACAGAATGTTTTATTTCAACCAGGACGGTCAGCTTGTGGAAGACACAAGTCGGGCAAATGTAAGGATCCCTCACCCGTTTTTTAAGGAATTGACAGAACAGGGTACACAGTACACCTTGTCAGGATCGGACGGTTTTGTTTTTTCTGATGATCCGGCACTACAGAGTGAGCTTGATTCCAGATTCAACAACAATGATGATTTTGTGGATGAGCTGAGTGAAGCAATCACAGACTGCCAGACAAAAGGGTTCGCATATATGTACGCTATGAAAGACAGCAAAGATCAGCTCAAATTTATTTGTGCTGACAGTATCGGCGTTGTGGAAGTAGAGTCACGGTTTGCAGAGGACGGAAAAGCCCATGTGATCTATTGGTATGTTGACCGGGTTGACAAGGAAGGTCACAGAATCAAAAAGATCATGGACTGGGATGACGAACAGGTTGTTTATTACGTTCAGGATGAAAACGGTGAGATTGAAAAGGACACCTTAGTGAAGGTAAACCCTCGGCCTCATATATTGTATCAGGTGGACGGTGATGATAACACTTACTTTGAGAGTCTTGGATTTCTGCCATTCTTCCGGCTGGATAATAACAAGAAACAGTTCAGCAACCTGAAAGCAGTAAAAGATCTGATTGATGATTATGACTTGATGGCTTCCAGTCTTTCCAACAACCTCATTGACTTTGATCATCCATTATATGCGGTCAAAGGTTTTGAAGGTGATAACCTTGATGAATTGCAGCAGAATCTTAAGACAAAAAAGATTGTTGGTGTCGGTTCAGATGGTGGCATTGAGGTACATACAGTAGATGTACCGTATGAAGCCCGGAAGGTGAAGCTGGAACTGGATGAGAAGAACATCTATCGGTTCGGTATGGGATTGAACCTCTCAGGATTGAAAGATACGTCAGCAACAACCAATATTGCCATTAAGGCAGCCTATTCACTGCTTGACCTTAGATGCAAACACCTTGAAAGGAACATCAAGCGGTTTTTGCGTAAGATTGTGGCGGTGTGCATTGATGAAATCAATCAGCAGAACGGTACAGATTATCAGGTTGATGACGTTTATTTTGAGTTCACTCATGAAGTGATGTCGAATGAACAGGAAAATGAACAGAATGAACTTACCGAAGCACAGAAACAGCAGGTGCAGATCAACACACTGATGTCACTTGCAAATGTGTTTGGTGATGATCTGATTATTCAGTATATTTGTGACGTTCTTGATATTGATTATGAAGAGATCAAGGACAAGCTGCCGGAAAAGGAAGCTGATCTGACAGCAAAGACTCAGACCGTTCTTGATAAGGTTGTTCCGGAAGAGGGTGGTGAAGATGAATAAAGCACAAAAAGAAGTGCAGCAGACACAGCTGAATGCAGAAAAGAAAGTAATCCGGTTACTGGAAAGGGTATATGAACAGGCAAAAAAGGACTGTGAGCAGAAGATTCGGGAACTGTCGGCACGTACTGACATGGAGAATCTGCAATCCGTCATATATCAGAAACAGTACCAACAGATGCTGGTTGATCAGTTGGAGTCCATCCTGTATGATCTGCAAGAAGGACAGTTTACGAATATAGCGGACTATCTGCAAGAATCCTATGTGAATGGGTACACCGGTGTTTATTATGACATCGGCAAGGTCACAGGGATACCGGTAGTAATGCCAATCAGACAGGATCAGGTCGTAAAAGCCGTCCAGACTGACAGCAAGTTGTCCACCAGTCTGTACAATAAGCTCGGTGAGGATGTCACTTACCTGAAAAAATCCATCCGTGCGGAATTATCCAGAGGAATTGCCTCTGGATCCACATGGAATCAAATGGCTGTTCATATTGCAAAAGGTATGAACAGCCCTTTTCGTAAGGCATATAATAATGCAATTCGTATTGCCCGGACAGAGGGACATCGGATCCAGAATGAAGCGGCACTGGATGCACAGGACGAAGCGAAGAAAAAAGGGGCAAACGTTGTAAAGCAGTGGGATGCCACTCTGGATGACCGGACACGTCCAGATCATCAGGCGGCTGACGGTCAGATCCGGGAGATTGATGAACCGTTTGATGTTGGTGGTGAAAAAATGAAAGCACCAGGAGTCGGAGGCTCTGCGAAAAATGTCTGTAACTGTCGGTGCTGTCTACTGCAACGTGCAAAATGGGCGCTGGATGAGGATGAGCTGGAAGAGCTGAAAGAACGTGCTGCATTTTTCGGACTGGATAAGTCAAAGGATTTTGAAGAATTTAAGCAGAAATATTGTCAGTTGCCGGAAAATGCTGATACAATGGAAGTACCAAAAGGGCATTCAGAGGCATATGAGTCATTGATGGAAGGACTGAAAGTGAATAAAGTCACCTACAATGAAGTTAAGGATTTAGGAAAGTCATTGACATCTGAGGAGATCGTTGACAGATTGTCCGGCGGCGATAAGACAAAAGGTTCATGTTCTTCACTTGGCTTTGCGTACATTGGCAACAAAGCAGGCTTTGATGTATTGGATTTCAGAGGCGGTAGTTCACAGTCATTCTTTTCAATGAATACCAATATCAAAAAGATGTTAGATTTGCCGAATGTAAGGGGTGAAATATTCAAAGTAAAGAAAGAAGCATCCGATACGGCAAAGCTTATCCGTGATTTAGAATTAAACAAAGAGTATTATATGAGTGTCGGTAGGCACGCCTCAATCATCAGGAATACAGCGGATGGTTTGCAGTATCTTGAACTTCAATCTGCAATAAAAAACGGATGGATGCCGTTTGACAGGTACGGTTCCGTTGTGACTACTTTGCAGAAGAGATTTGGGTGTAGGAAGACTGTTGATAGATTTGCCGGAAAAGTATGGGAGAAAGAAGTGGTTCTCATGGAAGTAGATTCATTTAAGGCGAATAGCGAATTTAAAGAACTTTTGGGGTATATAAATACTGCGACCAATAAACAAAAGAAAGGAGTGACAGGGAGTGTCAAGTGATGATAGATGGTATAAAAACAATACAGACGATAAGATTTGGTGGAAAGATACCGATTCAGTAGGCGAATGGTTATTCAGCTTTGACAAAAAGCAAGTGTTTAACATGTTTGCTGATTATCCACACAACCTGACACCAGAACAGAAAAAAATCTTTGATGAAGAGAATCCTGAATGGGTTGATTTCTTCAAAGACAGGCAATAAAAAAAGCAAAGGCAAAGAAGTATACACCTTTGCTTTTTTATTATCTATATGACCATTATATGAGGTCAGAAAGGGGGATAAAAGGAACATGAAAGCGTTGCGCACACATTTGGTATTGTAGAAAGGTTTGGTGATCCTGATTATCTCCCAACTATGGGTTAAATAGTATTTTTAAGGCATCTGCAAGGGTGTCTTTTATTTTGTCCGAAAAAAGGCTTATGACGTTTAAACTGATGCGGAAATATCCCTGTCACGGAATATAAACTGACATGATGTGACATACAGTCACAGAGAAGAAAGGAATAGATTATGAAACTGGAAGAGTTATTAAAAGAAAAGCCTGAAGCACTGAAAGCAATTAACGACGCACTTGAAAAAGTAAATGCCGGTCAGGAAGATAAGCTGAAGCACGTTCGTTTTGCCGATCTCTCAGAGGGTGGTTACGTGTCTAAAGACAAATATAGCAGTCTTGAAACGGACCTTGCCGGAAAGACTACAGAATTGACTAAGGCGAATGAGCTGATTGAGGAACTGAAAAAGTCAGCCGGAAAAGACGAAGCTACACAGCAGAAAATTGCCACATACGAAACAGAGATTGCAGACCTTAAGAAAGAGAATGCAGAGCTGAAAACAGAAAATGCGTTGAAATTTGCGTTGGTTGCAGCAGGTGCAGTTGATGTTGATTATCTTGTATTCAAGGCAAAGGAAAAAGGTGAAATCAAACTCACTGAGGATGGAAAAATCAAGGGAGAGGATGATCTGATCACCGGTCTTAAAACACAACATCCGGCTATGTTTCAGGTATCCAACGGCAATCAGCAGAATAACAGAAAGATTCTTGAAAATAATCTTCCAAACGGTGACAACGATAAGACAGTCACAAAAGAACAGTTCCTGAAGATGGGATTCAATGAGCGAATGAAGCTCAAAGAAGAAAATCCAGATTTATTTAAGCAGTTAAATACACATTAAGAAAGGTTAAAAAGGTGATGAAGAATGCCGAAAGGAAATTTTGGTGGATTTGCATTTGATGAAGAAGTATTTGCAGGCATGATGCAGGAAGCGGATTACTGGAAAAATCCAATTATTGCATCAGGCATTATCCAGGAAGATTCAAGTATTATGGATCTGATTGGAGAAAAAGGAAACGTGGCAACAATTCCGATTTACAAGCCGTTAGATATCAATGAGGACGGAATGGAGGCACTGAATAATGATGGTATGACCAACAATACACCGGTTGAAGTTTCCGGAAGTAAACAGACCTGTATGATGATCCAGAGAATGAAAGCATTCCAGGCAAAAGATTTTACGAAGGAATTGACTGGTGCTGACCCAATGACAAATATCAAGGGTAAGATTGTTGGATATTATCAGCAGGTATGGGAAAACGAGTTAATGAATATTGCGAAGGCAGTAACTGGAGTGGCTAAACTGTCAGATCATGTGACTGATTTAACAAAGAACACCACTACACACATCGAAGCTGGTACTGTTTATGATGCAGAACAGGCGGCACTTGGGGATATGGCTGGCGGACTCGGTCTGATGGTTATGCATTCCATGATCTACAAGGAATATCAGAAAATGGGACTTGTTGATTTTGACAAATATGTAGTCAATGGTGTAATCCAGAAAGAGGTTACTCTTCCGACTATTGCCGGTAAGCACGTCCTTGTGACCGACCGGTTTACAGTGACTGGTTCTGCAGCTGATGCTGTATTCTCTACTTATCTGTTTGGAGAAGGTGCGTTCCTGTCCTGCGACAAGAAAAATTATGAGAATCAGTATACAACCAACTACGATCCAGAGGCATCTGCAGGTATTGACAAATTCTATACCAAACAGGGTAAGGTCCTTCATCCGAATGGTCTGTCACTTCTGGTTGATAACATTGCGAAAGACTCTCCAACATTTGCAGAACTTGGTGCATCAGCTAACTATGAGCTGAAATTCAACAGCAAGAATGTGAAGATGGGAGTTATCAAGTCAAAAGTCGGTACTGCAGTAGTCTAAAAGGAAGGTGATCTGATGATATTGGCAGTTGATGAGATGATGAAATTACCGGAATTTACAGCGCAAAATAAAGGAGTAATTGCAGAAAAACTGAATGCTGCCGAGTTTATGATCCGTGCATACACGCATAATAATTTCCAGAATCGCTTTGTCCGTTTTTTTGCCGACAGCTCTGGTGATTGCTTGTACGGAACGTCAGATTTTCTGAAAGTTGGTGATACAATCCAGATTTCACAGTCCTATGTGAATGACGGATTGTACACCATTACCGAGACTGGAGACAACTTTATCAGGATTGATCGGGAACTGTATAAATCACAGAATCTGGTCACTAAGGTAGAGTATCCGGCTGATGTCCGTGCAGGTGTTTTGGAGCTTGTGAAAATGAAGATCATTATTTCAGCAGCCACTGAGGAAGAAGGGATTGCAAAAAGAAATGCTATCTTCCAGATCTTTGAATCTGATATTCTTGCGGAACAGTCAGGAAGATTGTATCAGGACGACTACTATTTGAATTGTTATATCGTAGCATCGAAGAAAGCAAAGTGGTATTTGACAAAACGGTATCTGGAGATTGAAGTCACCATTGCAACAGATCAGCCGGACTGGGTACAGGAAAGAGAGTACAATTTCCTGAAGACAGAAGGCGCGACGATTGAAATGGATAATCTGAAGAAATATCCATACAAATACGGATATTATTATCTGAATCAGGTATCATCTTCCTCGATCAATAATGTTAGTATCACGGAATCAGATTTTGTGTTGCGGATATATGGTTCCGTATCAAAACCGCTTGTGAAGATTGGAGACAATACCTATCAGGTCAATGTTTCTTTAAATGCCGGTGAACGATTAGAGATTGATTCACGGAGAAAAACGGTTAAATTGGTGCACACTGACGGGTATGCTGAAAATGTTCTTTGGTCAGCCGTAAAAGAGTATTACATCTTTGAGAAAATTGTAGCTGGTACGCAGATCGTTGCGTGGAATGGCAGTTTTTCTTTCGATCTAATCTTGATTGACAAAAGGAGTGAACCATTGTGGAAGTAATGTATACAGACGTAAACAGGCTTCCACAAGGGAGCCTTGAAAAGTATTCGATTGATTTAGAACTCGGAGGTGACAATGACTTTGAGCTTCAGATGAACGTAAAAAATCATTGCATGAGTGCCGGATGCATCTGGTATGTAAAAGACGAAGAATACGGCGGTATTGTGGATGATGTAAAAGTCGACACAGAAAAATCCAAGGTATATTATTCCGGAAGAAGTTGGCGTGGTGTTCTGAAAAAGAAAGTGATCAGACCGGACACCGGAAAAGATTACCTTGTGGTATCCGGGGATGCAAATGATATCCTTGCGCTACTGATAAAACACTGTGATCTGGTAGATCTGTTTGCTGTTCCGGATACGTCTTCCGGAATACAGATAAGCAATTATCAATTCCAGAGATACGTCGATGCTTATTCAGGCATTGTAAAAATGCTGTCTGCCGCCGGTGCAAAATTGAAAATCGTCTACAATGACAAGGATTCTTGTGTGAATATATCGGCTGTCCCGATCGAAGATCTGTCAGAGAAATATGAGTATTCTGATGATTATGGAATGAAAATTATCATTGAGAAGAAGACCGGAGGAGTAAATCATCTGATCTGCCTCGGAGCTGGCGAATTGGCAGCCAGAAAGGTGATTGATCTGTATGTAGGTAAGGATGGTGAGATCACAGAAAAACAGTCATACTTTGGAGAATATGAGATTGCAGAAACCTATGATTATGGGAACTCTGAATCTGCTACTGAACTGAAAGAAAAAGGAATAGAGCATCTGAAGGAGCTGAAAAGTTCGGATTCAGTATCAGCATCGTTTTCAAAAATGGATGTAGATATAGGTGATATTGTTGGCGGCAGAAACCGGGCGACCGGAATCGTATTAAAAGAAACTGTTGAACAGGAAATCGTAAAAATAAAAAATGATATTATGACTATAACATATAAGGTCGGTGAGGAATAATGGCAACAAATTATCTTGATACCGGAGATACCGGACGTGCAGTCAGCTCGGAATCTGACGGTGCATTATTTGCCGGTATTTTTGGGGCTGAAAAATATGTATTGGAAAATGGTAGCCAGTTAAAAGCGGAGATACAGTCCAATAATATTGTAAAAATTTTCGATGGTGATGCGGTCATGTACGGGCGACACGTAAGGATTCCAGCAAATGACAGCGCACTGGTTACGATTAACAATGGACATTCTGGAACGAACAGGATTGATCTGATCGTGTTCCGGTACACAAAGGATAGCACAGGAAAAGAAACGGTTGATCTGGTTGTGATCCAGGGAGAAGATTCCACCGGAACGGCTACAGCACCAACGGCGGTAGATGGAAACATTTTGACTGGTGCAAT